GTTGTCGCTGTTGCTGAACGTGGACAGCCCGGCCCCGACGATGGAATTGGAGATGCTCTTCGAGCCGAGCGTGTATTCGATGAAGAAGTCGGCGTTCTTGGCGCAGGAGTTCCTGCCGACGTAGAACCCGCTGGTGTCCCACTCGAACTGGCCGTCATCCCCGGCCATTTGGATGTACGACTTGTAGTACGCATCCATGCCGTTGACCCGCAGATAGAACCTCCGGTCCCCACCGGCCGAGGTCAACTCCCCGGAGCCGTAGATTTTGATGTAATCCGCCCCCGCCGCGTCGAACGAGCACAGGATCGGGCCCTCGCTCTTCACCAGGTCGAACTGCTTGATCAGTTGCATATGGCCTCCCCACATGAACGGTTGAAGGATATGCGCAAAAGAAGGCGACCTCGACAAACCACGACCGTTTCCGGCACGATGGCGAGCGCCCTCACCCTCCGCTTTGCCTCTTCCCGTGCTCCTGTCCGCGTGGTCCGCCTCCAGGAAATCGCGCACCACGCGTCCTAAATATTATTCTATTTATAGAATAAGATGTATATTGCATGACCAGTCTACGCGAATAATTTCTACATGGCATTATTTTTTATAGCAAATGGAAAATAATATACTCTCTCCGCACCTCATCAACCGACAGCCGCCGCCTCCCCCCTCCCGGCCCCGCTCGACGCGGCAGGCCCGATTCCTGCGAAGCCCTGTCCGGCATCCCGGCGCGCCGTCTTGTCCGGCGGAATCCGATGAGGTACAGACTGACATCCAGTTCATCCCAGGACGCCCGCCATGATCCAGCCCGCCGCCGACTGTTCCCGCATCAAGGAGTTCATCAACAGCCGCGACCTCTACGCCGTGCACAACGGCATCTCGGTCAGCGAGATCGGGCCGGGCTACGCCACGGCCCAAATGACCATGGCCGACCACATGCGCAACGGCCTGGGCATGCTGCACGGCGGGGCCCTCTTCGGCTTGGCGGACGTGGCCTTCGCCGCGGCCTCCAACTCGCACGGCACCATGGCCGTGGGCATCTCCGCCTCCATGACCTTTGTGAAAGCGGCCACGGGCGGCATGATCACGGCCGAGGCGCGAGAGACCTCGCTCGGCCCCAAGATCGCCACCTACGCCATCACGGTCACGGACGAGGCGGGCGAAACCCTGGCCACCTTCCAGGGCATGGTCTACCGCAAGAAGGACCGCATCGAGCTGCCTCCTGTTTTACGGCACCTGCTTTTATCACTAGAGAGAGGCGGGACTATCCGGGAAAGAACTAGACGTGGTGGGACGTCCGGGGCTTTTTGCTCGTGAGTGCCGCTTTTATCACCCCTGCGCCATTTTAGCCCTCTTGCGACAGCTGCTTTTATCACCACAATAAAGCCTTCGCATGGGCTATCTACTTAAATTTGCTGCTCATCACGGAAGCACATTGATTTTGCGCTGAGAAAGAATGGTAGCCGAAGTTTTGCGTGAAGTTTTGCATCGCTTGAACATGTTAATTGTGTAAGATTATTCATTAAATTAAAATTTTCAAAAATTCAAACTTTAACACCCAAAGGCTGAGTGTAGCTGGAACTGCGAAATGAAGTACGAAACGAAGAAATTGAATAAGGCAAAGAAATTATTATATAAATTTATTTTTGAAGAAAATAAACTCCGAAGTTGTCTTCGCACGTTACCGTCATCTTAATTCATAGCAGGCTTGCTCGCATTGATACTGCGAGCAACGTCTTCCTGGCTCATGGCCACGCTAACCTGACGAATGCGCGCTCCGATGCTCACAGTGCTTCCGAGTTTTGCGTCCGAAGTCGGAAGTTAAGTCGGAAGTCATTTTACCGCTCCAGCAGCCCTATCTCAGTTCTCTTCCCACCCAGATCACGTGTCCGATGATCCTAACGCCGTCGCTCAGGTCGCCCCTGGCGTCGACTTCAATCGGCGGGTAGGCTGGGTTGTAGCTCTTTAGCAGCAACTTCCCCGGCAGCGTGTCTATCATCTTAAGATAGACGAGATCCTCGACTCCCACGGCAAAGACTCGACCTGGCACGGGCTGCTTCTGGCTCTGATCGATCAAGACTACATCGCCATCTTTGATCTCCGGATCCATGCTGTCGCCAGCGACGTGCATGAGTACCATCTTGCTCGGGTGTCCCCTGCTATTCAGGAAGTCGGATCTAAAGGCATACCTGCGCTCTACTTCCGCACTGGTCTCGAAACTTCCCGTCCCCGCCGCCAGGCGCGCCTTGACCATGGGCACATAGATCAAGTCCACATCGCAAACGGCCTCGGCGGCTGGAGCCGCAAGCGTCACGCCTGCCTTCATTTGTCCTTTGCCGGTCAGCAGCCAGTCGATGCTCACATTATAATGCTTGGAGACGGCGAGTAAAAACGCTGCCCCAGGTAGTTGGTCTCCGCGCTCGTAGTGCCCGATTGCGCTTTGACTAACTCCGAGCTTTTGCGCGGTCGCCATCTGGCTTGCTTCTCCCCGGAGCTCTCTTAGCCGTGATCCTAACCCGGTGTCCAAGTAAACTCCTCAAAGTTTGACAGAAAGTTTGACAGCGCGAGTTGCGTGCATCCTGCTGGCATTATTACAATAGTAGCCAAATTCAGTTTTAATAAACTTTGACACTCTTTTTATGGTTGACCACTAGCCCAATTGTGCTTAAACATGGGCCTCGGACGGTTCGTGTCCATAGCTCAACTCGAACACTAGCCGTCCGGCTTATCGGGGTCAACGTCCGACCAAGGGTCACGTTTCGACGCCGACCCTGCAAACCGATGGACGGCAAAGCATGCAGCAGCTCTCCCTCTTCAACGACGACAGCGCCCTGGCGGGCATGATGCCAGCGATCCGAGCGGCCATGAATAGGGCCGCCGGCGAGAGTATCGAGGGGCGCAAACTGCTCGTGGACAAGATCAACTCCATCGCTTCCGCTGCGGGTATCAGGCTCACGGCTGGAAACGCCAAGACCATCTCGAAGGATACCCTCGACAAGTGGCTGTCTCCGACTGACCGAGACCACACGCCGTCCTTGCAGGCGGTGGCCGTTTTTGTGCGAGCCACGGGCGACATCTCCCCGCTGCGGGCCTACCTGCAGGTGCTGGGCCTGGACGTGATGACCGATGATGATAGGCGCGGCCTCGACTATGGCCGCGCCTGTCTTGCTGAACGAGACGCGCGCAAGCGCAAGCGCATACTGGAGGGAGCGCTATGAATGAAGATTGTAAGATGACTAGCCGCGAATGCGGCGTGGCCAGGCACCGGATGCGGTTCCGCGTGAGGGAACATCTGGACCGCAAGGGGGTTTCCCTTGCCGAGGTGGGCCGCCGCATAGGCGTGACCGCCGAAGCCGTTGGCCGAACGTTGCACGGGTACAACCACAGCCCTCGCGTGTTGAACGCCCTGCGCGAGCTGGGCGTGCCGGAGAAGTATCTTTACGACCCCAAACGCCAGATGTCCCAGGAATCCGGAGCAAAGGTGGCGTGATGGCCACGCTCAAGGGGGCATATACTTCTCTGGAACTGGCGGGGTTATTCCGCCGTCCAGTAAAGGCCATCCACAGGATGGCCCAACGTGAGTCTTGGGCGTCCCGTCCCCGCCCTGGCCGTGGCGGCGGCAGCGAATGGCTGGTGTCCTCTATGCCGGAAACGACGCGTCAGCAGATCCTGGAGCGCGTCCTGGCCGATGAGGCCCCAGTCGAGGCCCCGCCGGCAGTGTGCGCCCCGGTCCCGGCGGCGACCGCAGCCGCGCCGCAGCTCAAGGGCTGGCAGCGCGACGTGCGCGACGCCAGACTGGCCATTCTCCACCTGGTGCAAAGCCTTGCTGAAAGCGCCGGGGGGCAGCTGGCAGCCGAGCGCCTGTTCGCGTCCAAGGCCGCCAAGGGCGAGCTGAGCCAGCAGGTCATGGACATGGTGCGAGTCGCTCACACCCGGAAGAACGACAGCCGCGCGATCTCCGCGATCACTCTGCGCGTGTGGCGCAGCACGCTGAGGCGCGAAGGGCCGGACGCTCTCGCGCCGAAGCCCACCGCGACCGGGCGCGCAGGCTATCCGGAATGGCTCGGCTCCTTCCTGCGCATCTGGCGTCGCCCGACGAAGCCTTCAGTCTCCTCGGCCTACGAAGAAATTTCCAAGGATGCGGAGCTCCGATTGCCCTCTCTGCGCAGCGTGGAACGCGAAATTCGCCGTCTTGGCGTCGTCACTGCCAGCAGGGGCCGCATGGGGCCCCGCGAGCTGCGCAACCTGCAGGCATACGTGAAACGCACCTTCGACGACCTGGAGCCCGGCGACGTGTACAGCGCGGACGGGCACAAGGCGGACATCGAGGTGCAGCATCCGGAACACGGCCAGGCGTGCCGCCCCGAGATCATCACGGTGGTGGACATCGCCACGCGCCGCGTCGTGGGCTGGAGCGCCGAGCTGTTCGAGTCGAGCTGGCTTGTGGCCGACGCGCTGCGGCACGCGGTCGAGTTCGCGGGAACGCCCGCGATCTTCTACGTGGACAACGGCTGCGGCTTCAAAAACGACTTTTTGACGGGGCCTGGGCTGGGCATGTGCACCCGGCTGGGCATCACGCCGCAGCATTCCATCCCCTACCGTTCCCAGGCCAGGGGCGTGATCGAGCGCCTGCAGGCGACGCTGTGGGTGCGCGCGGCCAAGCGCCTTCCCGCCTACATGGGCGCGGACATGGACAAGGAAGCCAAGCAGATCGTCTTCAAGAACAGCCGCAAGGAGCTGGCCGCAAAGGGCGTCTCCAAGTTCCTGATGCCCTGGGACCGCTTCCTGACCTGGGCGCGGGAGCAGGTGGACGCCTACAACGCCCGTCCGCATTCATCACTGCCGGTCATCAACGATCCCGAGACGGGCAAGAAGCGCCACCAGAGCCCGGACGAGCGCTGGCTCGAACTGGTGGCGGCTGGGACCGTGGTGGTGATGCCGTCCGCCGAGGAGATCGCGGACGTGTTCCGCCCCTACGTCGTGCGGACGGCAGGGCGTTGCCTCGTGAAGCTGTTCAAGAAGACCTACTACAGCCGCGAACTGGACATCTACCACGGTCGCGACGTGCAGGTCGGGTACGACATCCACGACCCGAGCCGCGTCTGGATCCGCGATCTCGACGGTCGCCTGGTCTGCACAGCCGAGCTCGACGGCCATGCCGCGCCGTACTTCCCCAAGTCGGTCATCGAGGAGGCCAAGGAACGCCGCGCCAAGCAGCAGCTCCAGCGTCTGGAGCGCAAGGAGAGCCAGGTTCTGGCGGCGCTGGGGAACTCCCAGGCCGAACCTGCCGCCGTGGCCGAGCCCATTCCTGTCGCTCTGGAGGAAAAGCGGGAGCAGCTCGCGCGCGAGATGGAAGCGAGCCGTTTGGCCGCGGCGCAGCCCAAGCGCGACCCCAAGCAGGAGCGTTTCCTGCGGGCGCTTAGCATCGAGAAGCGTCTTGAGGAAGGGGCGGCGGTGGACGCCGAGGAGACGCGCTGGCTCGCGGGCTACCGGGAGACCTCGGAATACCGCTCACAGCGCATGATCTACCAAGATTTCGGCCTCGCGGCGTTCGGGGGATGAACGCCGGAGGCCATTTGGGGAAGGCACAACCAAAGGAGAAGGGCGATGAAAATGATTAAGAATCCGAATCCAGAGAAGATTTCAAGACGCATCGGCGGTGCTGCAAGAATGAAGGATTCCGGTGTGGTGGCCATTATGTTCGAGATAGACATAACGCCGCGCGAAGTCCACGAGACCAGCCTGGAGGCGTTTCCTTGCGGGAACGCGAGGTACTTCATTGAAGGGGCGTACACAAGCGGCAAGATACTTGACGAAAAGCTTCTCTGCTTCCTGCCAGAGCATGGCTCAACTGGCTACTTCATGGCGCTTATTCCCATCGCGGCCATGCATAACGTCGTCGTCTCTTACAATGAACGGCCCAGTCTCAGCCTTCTGCGGTTCTACGGTCGCATGCGTCGAAAGATGCGCAAATTCGTGAGGCACCATGAGGTGGCGGCATAAAATCGGCCTCGCGGCGTTCGGGGGATGAACGCCGGAGGCCATTTCAGGAAACAGGCAACGGAGGAATCATGACGACAGGCAACGGCAAAGTCAACGGGGGCACGATCGCCCCCCTGCGGAACGTGGCCGCGTTCAACGAGTTGGTGGACCGGACCATCAAGCGGCCCGCGCATCTGCCCGGCATGGCGACGTTCCACGGCTTCAGCGGCTTCGGCAAGACCTGGGCGGCTATCTACGCCACGAACCGGCATGGCTGCCGCTACGTGGAGATGGGGCAGTCCTGGACGCAGCGCAAGCTGTGCAGCGCGATCCTGGCCGAGCTGGGCATGGTGGCGCGCGGCACGATCGCGGACATGGTGGACAACATCGTGGACGCCCTGGCCACGGACGAGCGACCGCTGATCATCGACGAGGCCGATCACCTGGTCACGCGCGGCATGGTCGAGCTGGTGCGCGAGATCCACGACAAGAGCGACGTTCCGGTGGTGTTGATCGGCGAGGAGCTGCTGCCCGCGAAGCTGTCCAAGTTCGAGCGCATCCACAACCGGATGCTGGACTGGCTCCCGGCGCAGCCCGCGGACCTTTCCGACGTGCGGCACTTGGCGCAGCTCTATGCGCCCGAGGTGCTGATCGATGACGATCTGCTGCAGCGCATCGCGGACGCGGCCCAGGGCCGGATCCGGCGCATCTGCGTGAACCTGGAGCGCGTGCGTGAGCGGGCGCGGGTGCTGGGCGCGGCGCGCATCGACATGGCGCTGTGGGGCGACGAGGCGTTCTTCAGCGGGCAGCCGCCCGTCAGGAGGGCTGTTTAGCCATGCGCAAGGCGCACAACGGACTTGAGCGGTACTGGCGCCGGATCATGGCGTTCGCCCCGGCGACGTTCACCGTGCGCGACGTCTGCGGAAGCCGGTCCGAGTTCAGGGAAGCGAGCCGCTACATGCGCCGCCTTGAGAAAGGAGGCTATGTGAGGCTCGCGGGACGGGACGGCGGAGCCAACCTTTGGGCTCTGGAGCGTCCGAGCCGCGAGGCTCCCCGGCTGGGAGACGACGGGAAGCCCGTCCTGATGGGGCAGGGCTACGCCCACATGTGGAACGCGATGCGGATGCTCAAGGGCTGGTGGCGGACGGACGAACTGGCCGGGGTGGCGAGCACTTCCGAGGTGCCTGTCCCGGCCAGCACGGCCATCTACTACGTGAAGCATCTTCGTCTGGCCGGGTACCTGGACAGCAAGAGGGATTCCGCGACCAGGCGGGCCATGTTCAAGCTGCGTCCCACGCACAACACCGGTCCGAAGGCTCCGCAGATCCTGAGGAGTCCGCGCCGGGTCTTCGACCCCAACAGGGGACGGATCCTGGACGCGAGGGAGGCCGCCGATGCGCGCGATTGAGATCGTCCGGGAGAAGTGGGGGCAGCTGCTGCCCGATTGGCTCCAGGCGCTGGCGGAGGCGTGCGACGCCACCAGCCAGAGGAAGGTGGCCAAGCTGCTGGGCTACAGCGCCACGACCATCAACCAAGTCATCAACAACGGCTATGGCTCCGGGCTTCGGGAGATCGAGGCCACGGTGCGGGCGAAGCTGCTTACGCAGGACGTGGAATGTCCGGTGCTGGGCACGATCAGCAGCGACCGCTGCCTGGACGAGCAGCGCCGTCCGTTCGCGGCCACCTCGGGCCTTCGGGTCCGGCTGTGGCGCACGTGCAAGGTCTGTCAACGCAACGTCTCAAAGGAGGCCGCGTCATGATCCATGGCAAGTACATGTCGGCGCTCACCGAGCTTCGCGCCCTGGCCGGAGAGGTTCCGGCCGACGTCTGGGAGCGGATCCGTCCGGTCGTCGCCCAGCTTTCCGGCCTTGAGCCCCTGGTCAAGAACCTTGAAACGGCCACGGTGATCGTGGTCGCGCCGGTGCCCGAGAAGCGCCTGGCGCTGCAGTAGGAGGAAAGAGATGGCGAGAATCAAGCCTCAGGCGGTGGTGATCGCGGATCTGAAGGCGGCCGAGCAGGCGCTGTCGGAGATCGCGATGATCGACCGGAACATCAAGGGCATCGAGTCGAACCTCAACGAGGTGATCGACCGGGCCAAGGCGGGCGCGAAGCTCAAGACCGAGCCTCTGGGGATCCGGCGCAAGGAGCTGGAGACGGCTCTGGCGCAGTTCGCCGAGCACAACAAGGCCGAGCTGTTCCAGAAGCGCAAGAGCGTGGAGCTGGCCTTCGGCACGATCGGCTTCCGGCTGACCACGAGCATCAAGACGGCGGCGAAGACGACCTGGGCGATGATCCTTGAGAAGGTCCGCGATTACGGCTTTTCCGAGGCGATCCGCACCAAGGAGGAAGTGGACAAGGAAGTGCTGCGCGGCTGGAGCGACGAGAAGCTGGCCACCGTGGGCGCGCGCCGGGACACCAAGGACGAGTTCTACATCGAGATCAAGGCCGAGGAACTGGAGAAGGACGCGGCATAATGAGAACCCCACGCGAACGCCTGAAGGCCGCGCTGGTGGCCCTGGATGAACTCGACGCTGCGAATGGCCCGAAGCCCACCAAGTTGAAGGGTGTGCTGGAAGCGTTGCACCGCGCGTCCCAGGACATGGACGACGAGGGATGGCGGGAGCCCGGGCAGCCTCCCCGCATCCGGCGCGAGGCCCTGCAGGATGCCGAGCGGCAGGCGCTTGCGCACCGCTCCCTGGCCATCCGGATGGGCGGCCTGGTCAGGGAGATTGCGGCCTCTGGCTCGCTGCCCGAGGCCCTGAAGGACAAGGCGAATGAACTCCTCCGGCGCGTCGAGGCGCTGGAGGCATGAAAAGGAGAGAGCAGATGAACAAGGTCCAGCTGATCGACGCGATCAAGAACGAGCAGCCCAACATCACCAAGTCCGACATCGAGCGCGTGTTGGACGCGTTCGTGGAAATCGTCACCGAGAGCCTGACGCATGGCGAACGCGTGGTGCTGGTCGGCTTCGGCTCCTTCACAGTCAAGGACAAGGCAGCCCGCGAGGGACGCAACCCCAAGACCGGCGAGGTCGTCGAGATCGAAGCCCGGCGCGTGGTCAAGTTCAAGCCGGGCTCGGAGCTCGCCGAGCGCGTCAACTCTTGATGCGAAACCGCCCTGCGGGGCGGTCGCCGGGCGGTGGCGCGCCCGGCCTGATGAGCAGCCGAGAGGAAAGCAAGATGGAATACCAGCATTTCATTGGCGAAGGGCCGGAGGCCACTGCTCTCATCAAGCAGGTGATGGCGGGGGTTAAGGCGTTTCAAGAGGCTGCCAGAACTCTTGAAGTCAAAACCGGTCTGAAGTTCTGGAGAACACGAGAGGGGATCGGCGGGCCCATGTTGGAGAACGGGATTGATAACGCCGAGGCTCGGAAGCGCGGGTTGAAGTTCAGATGCTTCGTCCCAGGCGAAAAGGCCTTTCATTGCTTCCTGCCTCACATGGGCACCAAAGCCGGGAGAGAGATGTCGGCAGAGATCGACAAGATCAACCGTCTCCGCTGTGACGCGAGCGACATGATCATCAAAGCCACCGGGATGGAGATGACGGTGTACGACGGACGGGTAATTGCCCATTCCTGCGCGGGAGCCGCTGACGGCAAGATCGTGGTCAAAATCCCCATCAAAGGCACGGATGGCGGCGATGACGCCATGCCGACACCCCCCGCTTGGTTTCGCCCTGCCAAGGAGTCCGAGGCCCTTGCCGTATTCGGGAAGTAGCGAAACCGCCCCCACGGGGGCGGTCGCCGGGTGGTGGCGCGCCCGGCCTGATGAGCAGCCGATGGAGAACCATGATGCGCATCCTCTTCACCATCAGCATCTTTGTGTGGCTATGGGCTGCCTGGATGGCTGGAAGGGCATATCAGGCGCGCACGGATCTGCACGCCGTCCAGGAGAAGGTCGAGGAACACCAGCGTGCCATGGACCGCGAACTGGAACGCATGTCAACGGCCCTGCTGCAGGTGGACCGGAATGCGGACGAGTGCGTGGCCCTGATGGAGGAGGTTCTGCGGCGATGAGCTCTATGCAGACCAAGGCCCGCTCGGCCTGCGAGACGTGCCGACACAATTCCAACGACTTCCTCTATCCCGGCTGCCAGAACTACGTCTTCAGGGCTGGCCGGGAGGTTCAAGTCTGCCGCTACGTGCCCCAGGACGCCTCCGTGATCGTTCCCTGCGCCGACGGCTACACCTGCCCGAAGCGGGAGCGCTGCGTCCACTGGCTGGGAGGCGGCATCGGCGAGGCTTTCTTCAGGGTCTATGGCCCAGAATGCCCCAAGGAGGTGTGCTGATGAACACGAGACAGATCCTGGCCACGGTGATGGCGGACCGCTTCGCGCAGGGCGCCCGGTGCATCGGTGTAGACATGCTGCGCTGCCTGCTCAACAGCCGTCTGCCGGATGGACGCTGGCTGACGCCGGAGGAGTTCCGGGAGCTGCTCGACGCCGTCGGCGCGAAGACGCTCCGAAACCGTGGGCTGACGGTCGAGCTGACCCCGGCCTTCGTGGCCTCCCTGCAGCTTGGAGCGGACGAGGACGGCTCGCTGCGGCAAAAGGCGGGTGAGAGCGGCTCCCGCATGGACGCCCTGGTGCGGCCTATGGAGTGCCCCTGGGCCACGGGCAAGATCACGGTCGAGTCTCCCTGGGAGCGTTACGTCATGTAGGTGGGGTGTACACCGAGTGTACACCTCCCCGGAGAACGGTTGAAATGAACACCGCACCAGCCTGTCACCGCACCCCTGCGCCACGCTGCGCCAGCTCTCTGGCTGAGCTTGCGTCTGCTCCCGTGTCCGGCCTCCCGCCGCATGACCGGGAGGCGGAGCAGGCGGTGCTGGGCGGCGTGCTGCTTTCCAACAAGACCCTTTCGCTTCTGGCCTCGGTCGTGCGCGATGAGGATTTCTTCTTCCCGGCGCACCGCATGATCTGGCAGGCAATGCTGGGGCTCTTCGAGGCTTCGCAGCCCGTGGATCTGCTGACCGTGGCGGACACCCTGGCGCGAGCCGAGACGCTGGAAGCGGCAGGAGGCCGGGCCTACCTGGGCGAGTTGGCCGCGGCAATCGTCCCGTCGGCCAACGCAGAGTATTTCGCCGGGCGCGTCAGGGAGTTGGCCGGGCTGCGCCAGCTCATGGGCACCGGTGTGCACATGGTGCGCGAATCCCAGGCTCCTGGCGCTGAACTTTCCGATCTGCTGGACCGGACGGGCGCTGCTCTGCTGCGCATCGAGTCGCGGCGTCAGGACACGGCGATCTTCGAGTCCGGCTCCCTGGTCACGGAAACCTTGAATCGCCTCGCCGACCTCGCCGGAAAGACCGGCGACGTCACCGGCGTGACGACCGGCTACAGCCGTCTGAACGAGTACACGGCTGGCTGGCAGCGTTCGGACCTCATCATCCTGGCGGCGCGCCCTTCCATGGGCAAGACGGCGTTGGCGCTCAACTTCGTGCGTAACGCAACCCTTTCGGGCACGGCGGCCGCAGTCTTCTCGCTGGAGATGAGCAAGGAACAGTTGATGGCCCGCCTGCTCTGTATGGACGGCGAGATCGACCTGCAGAGGTTCAGACGCGGCTGGTTGCACGACGACGAATGGAGCCGCCTGCGCGCCGCCGGAGCGAGACTTTCCGCCCTTCCGCTCTTCATCAACGACACCCCGGCGCTGAACGTCATGGAGATGCGCGGCATGTGCCGCAGGCTTGCCAGGGAGCGCGGCCTTGGCCTGGTCGTGGTGGATTACCTGCAGCTGATGCGCGCGGCCAGGCGCGTGGACAACCGGGAACAGGAGATCGCGGAGATCTCTCGCAGCCTGAAGGCCCTGGCCAAGGAGCTGAACATCCCGGTGATCGCGCTGTCCCAGCTCAACCGCAAGGTCGAGGAACGCTCGAACCGTCGGCCCATGCTGTCCGACCTCAGGGAAAGCGGCAGTCTGGAGCAGGATGCCGACGTGATCGCGTTCATCTACCGGGATGAGGTGTACAACAAGGAGTCTCCCAAGAAGGGGACTGCGGAGATCATCATCGGCAAGCAGCGCAACGGGCCGATCGGGGAAATCGAGTTGCGTTTCGAGGGGCCTTCGGGGAGATTCCTGGAGCTCTACGAACCCATACCCGAGAGGACATGACCATGCTGCGCCGCATTCTGCCCCTTCTTCTGCTGCTCGTTTCCGTCTCCGCCTCTGCGGAGACCATCACCGGCACCGTGATCCGCGTCTCGGACGGCGACACCCTGGTCATCAGGTCCGGGGCCGAGAACATCAAGGTCCGGCTCTACGGCGTGGATGCGCCGGAGAAGAAACAAGATTTCGGCAACAAGGCCAAGGACGCCCTGACTTCCATGACGGCCCTTCAGACCGTCCAGGCCGAGGTCATGGACAAAGACAGGTACGGCCGCACCGTGGCCATTGTCACCGTCGGCGATGCCGAGCCCGTGAATCAATCCCTGCTCAGGCTGGGCCTGGCGTGGGTCTATGACGCGTACTGCAAGAGCACGATCTGCGCCGACTGGCGCAAGGTCGAACGGACCGCCAGAGAGGCCAGGGCCGGGCTGTGGAGCGATCCAGCTCCCACGCCCCCCTGGGAATACCGCAGGAGGAAGCATTGATGGCGACAGCCAACCGCAATGCCTTGCTGGCCAAGGTGCACATCGCCAAGACGCAGCTTGGGCTGGCCGATGAGGACTACAGGGACATGCTGGAGGAGCTGACCGGACAGCGTTCGGCCTCGAAGCTGCGCCCTGCTCAGCTCCTTTTCGTGCTGCAGCACTTCGAGGAGCGCGGCTGGCAGTCCAAGCCCAAGAAGAAGTCCGCTGCGGACACGCACGGCAAGCCCTCCGGGGCCCGGCCCGGGAGCAAAGGCATGATGGCCAAGATCGAGGCGCTGCTAGCTGAGAAGGCGCGGGTTGAGGGCCTTGGCTACCTGCCCTGGGATTACGCCAAGGCCATTCTGCAGCGCCAGGGCGGGCCGGACAGGTTCGAGTGGGCCGAGGACGAGCAGCTGCGCGGCGTGATCGCGGCGCTGTACGCGGACGGGAAGCGCCGGGGGTGGTTATGAACCTTACCCAGGCGTGCCTTGAAGAACTTCCCGGCTCGCTGCGCGAGCTGGCCCCGCTGATCGGCCTGAGGGGCTGCACCAAGCTCGCCGAGGTGTACGGCGGGATCGGCAAGCTCTACATCCCGGCGCAGATGCCGCCGGATCATCCTTTGTCGTCTCTGCTGGGCTGGGAAACGGCCCGCAAGCTCGCCGAGGTGTATGGGGGGGACTACATCCTTTCGATCCCGCGGTGCGTGGATGCCCTGCGCCGGGCGCGCGACCGCGAGATAGTGCGCATGCGCTCTCAGGGCATGACGCCTCCGGCGCTGGCCAGGGGTTTCGCCCTCACCGAGCGCCAGATCTGGATCATCCTGGCCCGGGCCAAGGGGGAGGCGCACCGTCGCCAGCCCCAGGCTCGCCTGCCGGGGCTGTAACCCTCCACCATACCCGCCTTTGGGCCCGGCCGGTCGCTGGAAAAGGCCCGAATTTCCTTCTTTCTCCGCCGCCCGGCGGCTGCCCCGCCTCGCTATCCTCCGGCGCAGGAGGATGAAAAATGAAGTTGCATGAAGAAAGCGACCATCCGTTCGATGTCGCGTCGCGAATCGCGGATGTTGCGCACCTGCTTTCCGATTACTGTGCCCAGGTAGATGAGCAAAACAGCAGGGCAACTGCGGGTATGTCCGTTGTATTGTTGGCAGTAGCGGACAGTGCCGATTACGTCAGAAGGTCCATTGACCAAAAATACGATCTCCCGTAATGAAGCGATACTCCCCCTATACCCGTTTCACCTGATCCACTTCAGGCTCAAGGCCAGTCTAACATTCATGTAGTCCACCGACCAGAGAGGCGCGGTAGCGCCGATGGTTGCTTTCCTTCCTCCCCGGTCGCTTCGGCGACCGGGGCAACAAGGAGAAGACGTGGACGAACGAATTTCCCCCCATTTCCAGCTGTCGGAGTTCCTGCGCAGTGAGTCCGCAGCCCGGCATGGCATCGACATGACGCCGAACGCGGCCGCCCGCTTGAACCTCAAGCGGCTTTGCGAGCTCGTCCTGGAGCCGCTGCGCGCGGCCCTGGGGCCGGTGCACATCACCTCGGGCTACCGCCCGGAACAGCTCAATGAGCTGATCGGCGGCGCGCGCGGATCGGCGCATCTTGACGGCCGCGCCGCGGACATCGTGGTCACGGGCAAGAGCCCGGCCGAGGTGGCCGCATGGCTGGCCGCGAGCGGCCTGCCTTTTGACCAGGTCATTCTGGAATTCGGTCGCTGGACCCATGTCGCCGTGCCCGTGGGCGGCGAGGCGCACAGGCGCCAGGCGCTCACGGCCGTGCACCGCGCGGGCCGGACCATCTACCTTTCGGGCCTCCAGGCCGGGGAGGTCGCGTGAGCTGGCTGTCGCGCAACTGGAGCAAGCTGGCCAAGGGCGTGCTCTCCGTGATCCCGGGCGGCGGGGTGATCGCGACCGGGCTCGACCTGGCCGAGAGCGTCGCGGACGCCATCGGAGGAGAGGCCGGAAGCAAGATCGCCGAAGGGGCCAAGATTCTTCAGGAGGGCCTCGAATCAGCCAACTCCCAGTCCCTGCCGCCCGAGGTGCAGGAGCGCATCCAGGAGGCCGCCATGCAGCACCAGGAGCGCATGGCGGAGCTCGGCATCGAGTCCCAGCGCATCGAGCTTGAGGACACCCAGGGCGGGCGCGATCTGGCCAAGACCGAGATCGAGAGCGAGGACGAGTACGTCCGCCGCACCCGCCCCATGCTGCTTCGCGTCTTCGGCATCGGCTCTCTCGTGCTGGTGGCGGCCATCGTGGCCGTCGGCACGGCGGCGGCCTTCCTGGCCGACCTCTCACAGACGCAGGCGTCGTTCCTGATCGAAGTCTACCAGTGGGCGCTGACCGGCATTCTGGGCGCCTTCTTCATGATGTTCCGGGCCTATGTCGGGGCCAGGTCAAACGAAAAGATCGCGGAGTCCACCGGATCCATGCCCCTGACGTTCATGGACCGGCTGCTGCAGCTCAAAGGGAAGAAGTGATGGACGTGATCGACGATGCGCAGGCCGCCGAGGCGGCCATCCGGGCGGAGCAGCTGAGGCTCGCCCGCAGACGCCAAACGAAGGGCCCGGCTCCGGATATGGTGGACGGGGTTCCGCACTGCGCGGACTGCGGCTGCCCGATCCCGCCGGCGCGGCTTGAGGCCGTGCCCGGAGCGGGTCTGTGCACGGCCTGCCAGGCCATGAGGGAGGGCAGCCATGCTTGAAACCATCCAAAAGTGGCTCCCGCTCGTGGTGCTGGTCATCCAGCTGCTGCTGTCCTGGTTCATGTGGACGCTCTCGCGCCAGTTCATGCCGCGCAAGGAGTGCGAGCAGTGCCGTGAGGACATGAAGAGGAAGGTGGACGTGCTGGAGAAGGGCGCCGCCGTGGCGGACGCCCTGCGTTCCGGAACGCCGACGGTCGAGGAGATCGGCGAGATCCACACCTCGGTCGAGGCGATCCGTGGCGACATCAAGGGGCTGCGGGCCGACATCAACGGCCAGGGTGAGCTGCTTCGCCGCCTGGAGCGTCCCGTCAACCTGCTCATGGAACACCATCTGAAGGACGGCCGCTGATGAACTTCGCCGAACTGCTCTCCCAGGACCGCCGTCTGGCGATCCTGCGCTTTCTTTCCGAAGCCCCGGGCTACGAGCTCAACCTCTTCGTGCTCAAGTCCGCGTTGGACGCGACGGGACACAACGTCTCCAGCGACACGCTCGGCGGCGATGCCGCATGGCTGGCCGAACAGGGCCTGGCGACGCATGAGACGCTGGCCGGCGGCACGATCACCGTGCTCGGCCTCACCCCGCGCGGTCACGACGTGGCCGCTGGCAGGGCCCGCCATCCTGGCGTGAAGCGTCCCGAGCCGGGGGTCTGATCATGCCCAAGGTGTCCACCATCAAGCGCCTGCCGCCCGAGGTCCGGGAGTTGATCAACGGCCTGTTCGACCGCGGTCGGACTCTCGACGAAATCCTGGCGGCCCTGCGTGAACTCGACGTCGTGGACGTGAGCCGATCCTCGCTGCATCGCTACAAGCAGCGCATGGACAAGATCACCGAGCGGATCCGGCGCACCCAGGCGCTGGCCGAGGCGGCGGTGCGCACTCTGGGTACCGTCCCGGAGTCCAAGACAGCCCGGGCCAACATCGAGGTCATGCACTCCATCCTCATGGAGATGATGGAGAGCATCGACCCGAGCGGCGAGGACGCCGACAAGGCGGCCATCGACCCCATGCAGGGGATGCTGTTGGCCAAGGCGCTGGACCATCTCGCCAAGGCGGCCAGGAACGACGCTGAGCTGACCATCAAGATCCGCGAGCAGGTCCGCAAGGAACTGGAGGCCGAGCAGCGGCAGAAGATCGACGAGGCCGTTGAGACCGGCGGCCTGGATCCGGCGGCGGCGGAAGAGGCTAGGCGCATTCTCGGGTTCGCATAGGGGGCCTCGTGAGCGAGGGACTGAATCAGCTCATCAGCTTTTATGACTACCAGCGTGCCTGGCTGGAAGACCAGTCGCGCTTCAAGCTGGGGATGTTCGCCCGCCAGACGGGCAAGACGTACACCACGAGCGGCGAGATCGTTGACGACTGCATCCAGGCCGAGATCGCCGGCCGCCGCACCAGGTGGGTGATCCTCTCCCGCGGCGAGCGCCAGGCGTCCGAGGCCATGGAAGAGGCGGTCAAGCCTTTCACCAAGGCGTTCTTCGTCCTGTACAACGCGCTGCTCAAGGGAAAGCAGCCCGAGTTCCGCGAGGAGACCTTCAGGGGCGAGTCTGGGGCCGAGTACAAGGCCCTGGAGGTGCGCTTCCCGTCCGGCTCCCGCATCACCGCCCTGCCCGCGAACCCCGACACGGCGCGAGGCTACAGCGCCAACGTCTTCCTGGACGAGTTCGCGTTCCACAAGGACTCGCGGGCGATCTGGAAAGCTCTCTTCCCCGTCATTTCCAAAACCGGCCTCAAGCTGCGCGTGACCTCGACGCCGAACGGCATGGGCAACAAGTTCCATGAGCTGTGGACGGCCAAGGACAGCATCTGGAGCCGACACCGCGTGGACATTTACGACGCCGTGAGGGGCGGACTGGACCGTGACATCGAGGCGCTGCGCGCAGGCGTCGCGGACGAGGACGCCTGGCGGCAGGAATACGAGCTGGAGTTCCTGGACGAAGCGTCGGCCTGGCTCCCCTACGACCTCATCACCGCCTGCGAGCATGGCGATGCTGGCGTGCCCGGGCTCTATCAGGGCGGAGACTGCTTCGTGGGCAACGACATCGCCCGCCGCCGCGACCTTTGGGTCGCCTGGGTCTGGGAGCTGGTGGGCGACGTGCTTTGGACACGCGAGATCGTGGAGCTCAAGGGGGCGACGTTCGCTCGCCAGGATGCGGAACTGGACCGGATCATGCGCGCCTACAAGGTGGTGCGAGTGGCCATGGACCAGACGGGCATGGGCGAGAAGCCGGTTGAGGATGCCCAGAACCGCTACGGTCGTCACCGCGTGGAGGGTGTGCTGCTTTCAGGGGCCAGGCCGCTGACGGTGGCCACCTGCGCCCGGCAGGCGTTCGAGGACCGCAAGGTTCGTCTCCCCGAGGGGAATCCCGTCCTGCGGGCAGACCTGCACAAGATCCGGAAGGTCGTGGGTGCCACCGGCGCGCCGAGGCTGCTCGCCGACCGAGACGGCGAGGGCCACGCGGACCGGGCCTGGGCTGGCTTCCTTGGCATCGCTGCAGCCGACAGGGCCGCACCGCCGTCTGCCGGCGCGTCCGTGGCGCGTGGCGAGAATCTCATCAGGCCTGGGCGGCCCTCTCTGCGCGAGATGGTGGGCCGGGCCGTTTCCATCTTCAATCGCTAGGAGGCCGCATGGCTTTGCTCGATCTGTTCAGGGGGGTGTTCAGCAAGCGTCAGCCTGACGTCCCGTTGCGCGAGGCGCGCGGCGTGACCATCGATCCGGACGAGGACGGCTGGCGGCCGCTCACGTCCGACATGTCGCGAGATCTTTCGCCGATGACCCGCAGACGGATGCAGGAGGTGGCGGTCTTCCTCTGGAAGAGCAACCCCCTGGTCAACCGCCTGGTCGAGTTGCCTCTCGTGTTCCTTCTGGCCGAGGGCGTGTCGCTCACGGCGTCGGCCGAGGAGGCGCAGGAGTGGCTGGATGAGTTCTGGAAGGATCCGATCACCAGGATGGACATCAAGCTGCCCAAGCTCGTGCGCGAGATGGCCCTTTTTGGCGAGCAGTGCTGGCCCGTGTTCCGGAACCAGGTCACGGGACACATCCGTCTCGGCTACCTCGACCCGTCCAGGATCGGCACCGTGGTGTTCGACCCTGAGAACGCGACGCAGCCCATCGGCATCGTCACGGCCAGGGATCAAAAGGGACGCGCCAGGCGCTACAGGGTCATCGTCAACGGTCCCGAGGACGTCTTCACCGAGCGCACTCAGGAGATTCGCCAGAGTTTCAGCGATGGCGAGTGCTTCTACTACACGGTCAACGACCTGTGCACCGCGGGCCGCGGGCATTCCGACTTCCTCGCGCAAATGGACTGGGCGGACGCCTACGATAAGGCGTTGTTCGGCGAGCTGGAGCGCTGGGACTTCCTGCGCGCCTTCATCTGGGACGTGACCCTCAAGGGCGCGACCAAGGAGGAGGTGGACGCCCGCGCTAAGACGATCCAGGTGCCGCCAGCGGGGGGCATCCGGGTGCACAACGACTCCGAGGAGTGGAAGGCCGAGACGCCGGATCTGCAGTCCGTGGACGGCTCCTCCTTCGCCAGGCTTTTCCGCAACCACATCATGGGCGGCGGGACCATCCCCGAGCACTGGTACGGCGGAGGCGGGGACGTGAACCGGGCGACCGCCGGCGAGATGGGCGAACCGACCTTCAAGGCGTTTTCATTCCGTCAGCGCATCTGGAAGCACATCCTTGAGGAGGTCGGCGACTACGCGATCCGCTCTCGTGCCCTGGCGACGGGCAGGAGCATCGACGAAGACGCCGACTACCGCAGCGGGGCCATCTTCCCCGAACTGACCACGCGGGACACGTCGGCCTACGCCGCCGCGCTGCAGCAGGTCGTGACCGCTGTCTCTGTGGCCGTGGAGCGCGGGTTGATGTCCAAGGGCACGGCTGTGGCCCTCATCGGCTCCGTGGCCGGGCGATTGGGTGTAGAGATCGATGCGCAGGCGGAACTGGAGGCCGCGATCGAGGATTCCGAGAAGGCTGCGGAGCTCGACCAGTTCCCGGATCTTGGCGGGGACGACGCGTGACCGCAGCGGAACGCCGCAAGGCATTCCTCAAGGAGCGGGCCGCGCAGCTGAAGCGCCTCTCCCCGCTCATGCGCAAGACCTACGCCGAGGCGTTGGCGGTCATGGAGACAGCCAAGCGCCGGATCCGCGAGCAGCTCGCCGCAGCTCCCACCGACTGGCAGTCGTGGCATCTGCCGCAGCTCGCCAGCGCGGTTGAGTCCGCCCTGAGCGAGGCCGCTGCCGAGGTGGGGCGTCTGGCGTCTACTGGCCAGTCCAGCGCGTGGCAGATGGGGGCCGACCTGGTCAGCAAGCCGCTTGTCGCGTCCGGGCTGATCGAGGCGTCGCTCACTTCCGTTTCCACGCAGCAGCTCACGGCCATGCAGTCATTCACCACGTCCCTGATCAAGGACGCGAGCAGGCAGACCATCTCGAAGATCAACACGGAGCTCGGCCTGTCCATCGTGGGGGCGCAGAACACGTCTCAGACGATCGGCCGCGTCTCACAGCTCGTGGACGGGGGCCGGTCCAGGGCCATGACCATCGTGCGCACGGAGATGTCCAGGGCCTACAGCACAGCCAACCAGACCATGTTGAACGACGTCGCCGAGGACATCCCCGGCCTGCGCAAGCAGTGGCGCAGATCGGGTAAACTCCACGGCCGCGTGGATCACCGCCTGGCTGACGGGCAGATCCGCAAGGTCGATGAGCCCTTCGACGTCGGGGGCGTCAAGATCATGTACCCCTGCGCGCCCGGCGTGCCCGCCAAACACGCGGTGAACTGCGGCTGCGTCTCGCTGCCCTATGTGGCGGACTGGGAAGTGAAACACCCCAAGGACGTTCCGGCAGGGCGCAAGGATCTGCAGTCCGAGTCCGGGCGCTTCGCCGCCGAGATCCGCGCGCACCAGACGCGGGAGTGGATATCCCAGGTCATCACCCGCGAGACCAAGGCGAGCGGCGAGTTCAGGACCGTGGGCAGCATCTCCGGGCAGATCCTGGACAAGCTGGCGCTCAAGGGCGTCTCCCCGGTGTCCAGCGAGATCGGGCTCGCGGACAAGCGAGTGCTGCACATGGTCCGCTCAGCCAAGCGCGCCAAGCTGCCCGCGGCCGAGATCGTCCGCTTGCCCGTTCACCTGGCCAGCCCTCAGGCCGTGCTCTGGGACAAGAACAAGAAGAACCTTCTCTACGTCTTCAAGGTCAAGGGAGAGGCACGCTACGGCGTCCTGCCTGTCGAGCTGCGCGACAGGGACGGCCAGGCCAAGGGCGTCGCGCACAACTGGGTGCAGACGGGCGGGTTGGTGGAAGCTGGAGTCCTGAGGACCGTGACACGTTACGAGGTGTTAAGTGGGACGCTTTGATGGAGGCTTCGGGGGGTGCGCCGGTCCCCGCCCCGAGTTACCGCTTTCGCGGCCCCGGCCGGAACGGGCTTGCGCCCGAACCGTGAGATCACCTTCGTCTTCCTCTCGAGTCCGAAGCCTCGACTTCCATATAGCCATCCGCCCGGCTCAGCGCAAGGCCATGACTATCAATGTAACATGCCGGAATAACAGGCGCAGACCGTATTTCGCGCAAAAACGGCCCTCAGGCGCGTCAACACGATCAGCGCGGCTCAAGACATTCACCAGGGGGAGAAAGCGCAACAGGCGGAAAACTAAACACCCACTAAACACCCCTTCCGTAGAGGGAGGCATGGCGGTTTTCCGCTTGGGGGTGACGATGGAGCGGAAGGGCAGTCTGAAGGAGTTCGGGCTGAAGGGCCAAGTGGCAGTGAAGTAGAAATGCCCCATCGTGGGGCGAAAAGCAACGCAGGAGTTTGGAGATGGCGAAGAAAGACGAGACCAAGAGCGAAGCCGGGGCCGGGAGCGGCAAGGCGGCGGAAGGCATGAGCAAGAAGGAGGCGGCCGTCCTGTTCAAGGGGGAGACCGTCCGGCTGCCCGTGAAGGGCAAGAACGGCGAGGCCGTGGTGCAGGAGGTCGAGCTTTCGGCCGAGCACATTCTGGCGCTGCGCGAGGATGACCGGATCGTCCGCATCGTGACCGTGGACGGCCGCAAGCTTGAGGCGGAGAAGTAGCATGCTGCTCCCCCCCAAGCTCGGCATCTTCGGAGAGGTCGCAGTGCGTGAGGCCCTGGGGGGCGATTACGTGCAGATCGGCGACCTTTTGCGCGGGGCTCTGCGGCGTCTGCTGCAGATGGCTGACGACGCCGACCCGTTCCCCTTCCTGAGGGCTCTGTTCGACTCCTCGCTGGTCGTGGAGCGCGGCGGCAAGCTCTTCCGCTACCCCTACACCATCACGGGCATGGAAGTGTCTTTCGGAGACGTCGAGCCCGTGTATGTGACCTTCGCGCCCGTTTCCTCGGAGCCCGCCAGGGAGGCCAAGGGGGCGTTCCTGGAGGCCAAGGAGGAAGGCACGGGGGCCAAGTCCTTCCGGATCCGGGTGATCCGGGCGGGCATCTCGGGCAACGGCAACTACTACCCCGACGCCGCGCTGCGCGAGGCCGTGTCCATGTTCGAGGGCGCGCGGGTGTTCGTCAAATCCGACAAGGAGCATCTCGCCGGAGAAGGCAAGGACGTGCGCAATCTGGTCGGCGCGCTGGCCAATGTCGCGTTCGTCGAGGGTGCCTCCCCGGATACGGGAGCGGTCCTCGCGGATCTGCGCTTGCTCGAACCCCACGGGGAGATCGCGGTCAAGCTGCGTGAGGCGTGGGATCAGGGCATGACCGGGCTGTTCGGCTTCTCCATCGACGCCGACGCCAAGGTCAAGACCCGGGTCGTGGCCGGACGCAAGCTGCGCGAGGCCGTCCAGTTCACCAAGGTCTCGTCCGTGGACCTCATCGTCGAGCCCGGGGCCGGCGGGGAAATCGTGAATTTCATCGAAGCCAAGGAGGAATCCGACATGTTTCGCAAACGTATGATCCGCCTGATCGAGGCCAAGCGCCCCGAGCTGCTGCGTGACAAAGACGTGGACAATCTCAGCGACGAGGACATCGAGAAGATGGTCGAGGCGCTGACGTCCGGCCCGGCACTCGGCGACCGGGGCGAGGCCCGTGACGCCGGAGCGACCCGCGAGGACATCGCGGCCGCCATGAAGATGGTCGAGGCGCGCGCCTCCATGCGCGTGTCCATCGCCGAATCCGGCCTTCCCCAGGCCGCCAGGGACCGTCTGCGCAAGGACTTCGAGGCCATGGAGCGCTTCACCGAATCCGAGGTCGAGCAGCGCATCAAGGACGAGCGCGAGTACCTCGGCCGCTTCGCCGAGTCCGGCCGCATCCAGGGCCTGGGCGACGGCCGGATCGAGCCCGGCGAGAGCCGCGCCGAGAAGGTCTCCAGCATGCTGGATGCCTTCTTCGACCAGGGTCACAAAGACCACGGGGCTGTACGCTCCTTCAAGGAGGCGTACATCGACATCACCGGCGACCGCCTGGTCACCGGCCTGCGCTCCAACTGCGACTCCGCCCGGCTGCGCGAGGCCCTGGGCACCTCGGAGCTTTCCGACGTGCTGGGCAGCGCCCTGCGCCGTCGCATGATCGCCGACTACCGCACCCCGGACATCTACAGCATCTGGCGCAACGCCGTGGTCATCGACAACGCTGTGGACTTCCGCACCCAGGAGCGCGCCCGCATGGGCGGCTACGGCGATCTGCCGGGCGTCAACGAGGCCGGCGACTACCAGGCGCTGACCTCGCCGAGCGACGAGAAGGCGACCTTCGCCGTGACCAAGCGCGGCGGCCTGGAGTCCATCACCCTCGAAGCCATCAAGAACGACGACGTGGCGGCCATCCGCCAGGTGCCCGTGAAGCTCTCCCGGGCCGCCAAGCGGACCCTGGCCAAGTTCGTCTTCGACTTCGTGCGCACCAACCCGACCATCTACGACAGCGTGGCCTTCTTCCACGCCACGCACGGCAACCTGGGCGCGGCCGCGCTCGACGCCACCACCTACGCCGCCGCCCGGCTGGCCATGCTCAAGCAGACCGAGCTCTCCTCCGCCGACCGCCTGGGCATCGGGCCGCGCTTCCTGCTCGTTCCGGCCGACCTGGAGGAGGCCGCCGCGAACATCTTCCGGCGCAACACCAACCAGGACAAGACCTTCATCCAGTCCCTGTCGCCGGACATCCTGCCGATCTGGTACTGGACCGACGCCAACGACTGGGCTGTCCTCGCCGATCCCATGGACATCCCCACCATCACCGTGGGCTTCCTGGACGGCAACGAGGAGCCCGAGATCTTCGTGCAGGACAGCCCGACCGGGGGCAGCATGTTCTCCTCGGACAAGCTGACCTGGAAGATCCGGCACATCTACGGCGGCGCGGTGACCGACTATCGCGGCGCTTACAAGGCCGTGGTCGCCTAAGGAGCGCGCGATGCTGGCGGATCTGCAGGCGCTGGTTGACAACCTGGTCAGGGACGAGGGCGGTCGTATCTCCTCCGAGGAGCGCGACCTGGCCATTTCCCTGGCGGTTGTCCGCTACTCCACGGATCGCCCCCGGATCCAGGGGGAGGATTACGCCGCTACTGGCGGACGCATCCTCGCCCTGCCCGCCGGCTTCGACGCGGACTTCTCGCGCATCGTCAGCATCGAGAGCCCTCCGGATCTGGCCCCGCCCGCCCTCATCACGGGGTGGACCATGGGGCGAGGCCTTTCCGGAGAGCGCATCGAGTTGGAATCCTCACTGAACACCGGGGATGCCGTGCGGGTGTTCTACACCGCCCGGCACGATCTCTCTGCGGACACGGACACCATCCCACTGAGGGACCGCGAAGCCGTGGCCAACTGGGCGGCCGCCCTGCTGCTCGACGAACTCGCCAACGCGAGCGCCGGAGACCGGCAGGGAACCATCCAGGCGGACAGCGTGGATCACGCCTCCAGGAGCAAGGAATACAGCTACCGGGCCAAGTCCGCCCGGCAGCTGTACCTCGACCATCTGGGGATCGACACCAAGCGGAACGCCGCAGCCGGGACCGTGGTCACGCTTCCCTCCAAGGACAGCCTGGGCGGTCCTCGCTTCTACCATGGAGTCGATCGATGAGCGCCTCGGTAGTCGTGCTCGGAGGAGAGCGCCTGGCCAAGGCGTTCGGCCGCGCGCCGGAGCTCGCGCAGCATGGGCTGCGCGCCGGCGTTATGGAGGCCAGTCTTTTCCTGCAGCGCGAGGCCCAGGAGAACGCGCCCGTCGGAATTGGCGGCGGCGCTGGTCTGAAGGGCTCGATCATGGCGCAGCCTCCAGCGGTCCGCGCTGACAACGTGATCGGATCCGTGGGCACGTCCATCGCGCATGCCATACCCGTCGAGCTGGGGACAAAACCGCATTTCCCGCCCGTGACGCCCCTGGCCGAGTGGGCCCGTCACACCCTGGGCATCCCCGAGCCCGAGGCCGAGTCCGTGGGCTTCCTGATCGCCCGGGCGATCGCCAAACGCGGCACCAAGGGGACCAGGTTCATGGCCAGGACGTTTGAGCGCAATGCCCAGGCTGCACGGGAGATCCTGGACAAGCACGTGCGCCGCATCCTGGCCAAGCTGAAGGGAGGCGCGTCGTGAGCTCCGCCATCCGCGCCGCCATCGTGAGCAGCCTGCAGGCCGTGTCAGGCATCGGGTCCGTGCACGACCGTGAGCGCTTCGCCGCACGAGAGAAGGATCTGGCTGATCTGTACCTCACCGGGGGCAAGCTGGCTGGCTGCCATGTACGACGTGTCAGCGTGCGCGAGGCGCCCTACAGCACCCTGTACAACACCGTGTACACCCGCTGGCGGATCAGCCTCTTCGCCTCGTTCCTGGACGCGGAGTCGAGCGAGATCCTGTTCGACGACCTGGTCGATCGCATCAGGGCCAAGTTCCGCAACAGCGATCTCGGCGGCCTGGTCGAGTCCATCGGGGATGAGGGCGAAGCCGGGGTGCAGCTGGATGATTCTGGCCCGGTCATGTTTTCGGGAGTGCTCTGTCACTCCGCCCGCCTGTCCCTGACCACGCGTCACAAGCAGCCGAAGAGCGAGGATCCCGACGACGCGACGGCCTGCCAGCTCTCCGGCATAGACATTTCCTGGGATCTAGCAGGGACCGATTCCACCGAGGAAGCACGAGACAGCATCAACATGGAGGAATCCTGATGCAGACCTTTTTCATCAAGCCCAAGGCCGGACTCCGGGTGCTGGACCCGGACATGACACCGCCGCAGCCGTTGCCCCCTGAGGGCAAGGACGTGCCCCGCAACGCCTACTGGCTGCGTCGCCTCGCCGCTGGCGATGTGGCCGAGGCCAAGCCCGCCAAGGGCCGCAAGGAGTAAGCGATGACCATCAGCTTCAACGAGATACCGAACACCGTCCGGACTCCCTTCGTGTATGTGGAGTTTGATTCCTCCAAGGCCGTGCAGGGGCCGTCGCTGATGCCCTACAAGCTGCTGGTCATCGGTCAGCGCCTGGCTGTCGGAAGCGTTCCCGCTCTGCAGCCGGTGCGCGTGACGAGCAAGGCGCAGGCCCAGGACTACTTCGGCGAGGGCAGCCAGCTGGCCAGGATGTTCGAGGCGCTTCTGCAGAACAACGACTGGACCGAGACGTTGGCGGTGGCCCTGGACGACGACGGCGCGGGCGTGGCCGCCACGGGCTCGATCACCTTCGGTGGCACCGTGACCGCGCCGGGCACCCTGGCGCTGTACATCGGAGGCCGCAGGATCGCGGTGGGCGTCTCGGCCGCGCAGGCCCCGGCGAGCATCGCGACGGCCGTGGCCGCCGCCGTCAACGCCCGCACCGATCTGCCCGTGACCGCTGCCGTTGACGGCACGGACACGGCGAAGGTGAACATCACCGCCCGCAACAAGGGCGAATCGGGCAACGGCATCGACGTCCGGACCAACTACTACTCCGGCGAGGCCCTGCCGACCGGGCTGACTGTGACCTTCACCGGCGGCGGCACAGCCTCGGGCACCCCGACGCCTCCCGACGAGGTGGCCGCGGCCATGGCCGCCGTGACCTCGTACTACGGGAACATCGATCCCGCGAGGCCGATGCAGACCCTGCCTCTGACCGGCGTGCTGCCGGCTCAGGAGAACAAGGGCATGCGCCTGTCCGGCGGCACCGGCAATCCCGACATCTCCGGCGTCTGGGCGGCCGTGGGCGACGAGCACTACAACGTGCTGGCCTTCCCCTACACCGACGGCGCCAACATGACCTCGCTCAAGACCGAACTGGCGGACCGCTGGGGGCCGATGCGCATGATCGAGGGGCTGGCCTGCGTCGCTGCGTTCGGCACTCACAGCGAGCTGGGCACGCTGGGCGACGGGCACAACAGCCCGCATGTGTGCATCGCCGGGTGCGGCGGCCCCTTCACGCGGCAGGAACGCAACCTTCTGCTCTTCGACGGCGTCTCGACGCTCTACGCCGATGCCGATGGCACGGTGCGCATCGAGCGGGCCATCACGACCTACAAGGAGAACGCCCTGGGGGCCGAGGACATGGCCTATCTCGACGTGGAGACGGTCCTGACCCTGGGCTATCTCCGCTACGATCTCCGAAACTACCTGCTGCGCAAGTACCCCAGGCACAAGCTGGCGTCGGACGGCACCAGGTACGGTCCCGGCCAGGCCATCGTCACGCCCAAGGTCATCCGCGCCGAATGCGTGGCCTGGGCGAGGATGATGGAAGAGAAGGGCCTGGTCGAGGGGCTCGATCAGTTCAAGGAGGATCTGCTCGTGGAACGGAACCAGAGCGATCCCTGCCGGCTGGACATCTACCTGCCGCCGGATCTCGTCAACCAGCTGCGCGTCACGGCCGTCCAGGTCGGGTTCCGCCTGTAAGCGCGAGGAAGGAGAAACATCATGGCCAACGATCTTCGCGCCGGCATCTTCTATCTGAAGGTGGACGGCACCATGTACGACGCCAAGGGAGCCTTCACCTACAGCCTCGGCCTGCCCAAGCGGGAGAGCATCGTGGGCGCGGACGGGCCGCACGGCTTCAAGACCACGCCCCAGGTTCCCTACATCGAAGGCGAAATCACCGACGCGCGGGATCTCGATCTGAAGAAGCTCTGCGAGACCGTGGGCGCCACGGTCACGCTGGAGCTTCAGAACGGCAAGGTGATCGTGCTGCGCGAGGCCGCGTATTGCGGCGACGGCAAGGTGCAGACCGAAGAAGGCAACATCGCGGTGCGCTTCGAGGGCAAGAGCGCCGAGGAGGTCCGCTGATGGATCCGGTGACTCTGAAACTCAAGCGCCCGGTGTCCTTCGGAGAGGAGTCCATCTCGGAGCTCGTGCTGCGCGAGCCGAAGGCCAAGGACTTCCGAGGCCTCAAGGTTTACGGCGACGGCTCCTTCGCCATAGGCGACTTCCTGGCACTGGCCAGCCGCCTGAGTAATCAGCCCCTGTCGGTCATCGAGGAGCTGAGCGTCGAGGACATGACCACGGTGCTGAGCGTGGTCGGCAGTTTTTTCGGCAATGGCCTGCCGACTGGCATGACGCCTGCGAGCTCCTCGCGGGATACCCGTTCCATGTGAGCCCGGCGGAGCTGATGGAGATGTCCTCGGAGGATCTGCGGTTCTGGGTCGAGCGGGCGCAGTCTCGCCTCGACCGTGAACGGAGCAAGTGATGCAGCAGACGCACGCCCTGTCCATAGTCATCAAGGCCCTTGACCAGGCCACGGCTCCGATCCGCGCCCTTGGGCAGCGGATCGACCGGCTCTCCGCGCCTGCCCGTCAGACGGCCAAGGCGATCTCTGGCATCGGCGGCGCGGCTCGGTTCGGCGAGTTGACCAGTTCCATCGGCAAGGCGGGCGGGGCCATCAAGGATGTCGCGGGAGAGGCTTCCGCCCTGGCCGGAAAGCTGGCGCTTCTCGGCGGCGGCCTCGCGTTTGGCTTCAAGAAGGGCTTTGTGGATGTCGCCTCGCAGTTCGAGGATTTTCAGACGGTCCTGACGACCCTCTATGAGGGCGATGCGGAACGTGGCGCCAAGGCCATGGAGTGGGTGAGCGACTTTGCGGCCAAGACGCCCTATGAGCTCGCCCAGGTCAACGAAGCCTTCGTCAAGCTGCAGTCCTACGGCATGGATCCCACGAACGGGCTGCTCAAGACTCTGGGAGACACGGCGGCGGGCATGGGCAAGCCGATCATGTCCGCCGTCGAAGCCATCGCTGACGCGGTCAACGGCGAGAACGAACGCCTCAAGGAGTTTGGGATCAGGGCTGAGGCTGTCGGAGACAAGTTCGTCTACTCCTATGACAAGAACGGAAAGACGATTCGGAAGGCGGTGGACAAGAACAACCGCCAGCTGATCCAGTCCACGCTGTCGCACATCTGGAACGACAAGTACGGCGGTGCGATGGAAAATCTGTCGCACACCTGGTCGGGAATGCTCTCCAACGTCTCGGACTGGTGGACCCGTTTTGCCAAGCTGATCATGGATTCCGGCGCGTTCTCCTGGCTCAAGGACAAGCTGCAGGGCGTACTTTCCACTCTGGACGAGATGGGGAATTCCGGTGCCCTCAAAGCCTTAGCCGAGGACATCGGCAAGCGCCTGGTCACCGCCTTGGAGACCATGTGGTCCGTCGGGCAGAAGGTGGTCCAATGGGCCATCTGGTTCGGCGGCGTCCTTTCCGACCTGGCGTCCCTGATGGGCGGCTGGGACAACCTCCTTCTGGCCGTGGCTACCGTCATGGCCGGGCCCCTGATCGCCGCGCTCGCAGGAGCGTGGGTGGCGATCGCGCAGCTCGGATGGGCGTTAGCCACCACTCCGATCGGCTGGTTCCTTGGAGCCATAGCGCTGCTCGCCGGGGCCGCGTTCCTGATCTACCGGAACTGGGGCGCGATCAGCGAGTTCTTCACCAACCTCTGGGCCAAGATCGTGGCCGACTTCGAGGAGGCCATCGACTGGATCATGAGCCGGATCATCGGCTTCGCGGATTCGGTTGTCGGTGTGGTGCAGAAGATCGGGTCCGCCATGTCCAGCCCGCTGCAGTTTATCCGCGGGGTCATCGGATCGGATGCCAAGGATCCCACCGGGACTGGCGATGGCGGAAACGGCCCTGGTCTCGGGTCCAAGCCCGGGTTCTTCGGGGCGGGGACGGGGGCTGCAGGAACGGATATGAGATTCTCCCGGGCCGAGGCCAAGACCGAAGTCGTCATTAAGGGCGAGAACCTTCCGCGCGGCCTGGACGTCAGCGTGCCCCGGAGCACTGCCGACGATACGACCGTTGACCTCGGCTACGCGATGGCGGGCGTGTGATGGCTGGCTGGCGCGACAGCTACCGCTCCGCATCATTCAGAGGGGTGCCGTTCTTCGTCTCCTCGACCGATTCGGAGTATGCCCGCAGGGGGCAACACCACGAATTTCCGCAGCGTGATCGCGGCTACTTCGAGGATCTGGGAGACGCCGATCCCTCGTTCTCTTTTGAAGCCTACGTCACCGAGAATCTGCCCGGCGGGTACATGGACGCCAGGGACAAGTTGGTCGCCGCCTGCAGGACTCCTGGGCTTGGCGAACTGGTGCATCCCTACCGCGGCTCTAAGCGCGTGGTCTGCACCAGATGCGTGGTGCGCGAAAGCGTCGATGACGGGGGCGTGGCCAGGTTCCAGCTCTCTTTCTTGGAATCAGGGGAACGTGAGTCCCCCGCGGCCAGGACGGATCACTTTTCGGCGATCTCTGCGGTATCTGACACAGCCCTGGACGTAGGACTGGACGACTTCGCCGACACCTTCTCGGTGGCGGGATTCCCCCAGTTCGTCTCTGACGCGGCCTCCCTGGACATAGGATCGGCCCTGGATGACCTCCAGGCGGCCTGTCCGTCGCTCTCTACCACGGAAAATGCGATGGGCGGCTTCCTGCGCGGCGCGCTCAATATGCTGGACATGGCCACGTCGCTGACGATCGAACCCGTGTCCTTCCTGTGGCGCACGGTCAGCATGAGCCGCCTTGGCTTGTCGGGACTGCTTGGTGACGCCATGGGTCTGGGATATCGCCTCGCGGGGTTGATGCGGCTGCTCTCTCCGGCGGCGGGTAGCTACGATTCAGCCTTCTCTGCTCAGCGCAGTCTGTGGGATTTCTCTTTGACGGCGACATCGGCCACCACGCCAAGCAGGACGCAGCAAGCCGCGAACACCACGGCCGTGGCAGGATTGATCCGGCAGTGCGCGCTGATCGAGTCCGCCAGGTTGACGCCCCTCATCACTCTGGCGACGCGAGACGAGGCCGTGCAGCTTCGTGAGGAACTCGCCGACCGCTTGGATGATGAAGCCGGCCGTGCCTCCGATCCTGTCTATGCGGCCCTGCAGGATGTCCGGTCGGCGACCGTCTCGGCTCTCTCTTCCCGTGCTCCGCAGCTTTCCCAGGTCAGTTCATTCGTCCCCTCGAGCACCATGTCGTCTTTGGTCGCAGCCTATGAGGTATACGGCGATTGCCGCCGAGCGAGCGACATCGTCCAGCGCAACCATGTGCGGCACCCCGGATTCCTGCCGGGCGGCCAGCCCCTAGAGGTGCTGCGTGGCTGATGCGCTCTCCCTCCTCATTGACGGCCGACTGTATGGCGGCTGGACCGGGGTCAGCGTGAGCAGATCCATCGAGACGGTCTCGGGCGCGTTCGAGGTACAGCTCGCCGATCGCTGGCTCGGACAGGAGCTGCGCTGGCCGATCCGGCCCGGCATGGCATGTGAGGCGCGCATCGGCGACGACAGCGTGGTCTCCGGCTATGTGGACGAGGCCGAGCTGAGTCTCGATGACGGGTCGCACAGCATCCGGATCACCGGCAGGGACAAGACAGGCGATCTGGTGGACTGCTCAGCCGTGCATTCGCCGGGCCAGTGGTCTGGGCTGCGCCTGGAGGAGATCGCCAGGATCCTGGTCAGGCCCTTCGGGGTCGAGGTCAGGGCCCTGACCGACACGGGGGCCCCGTTTTCCCCCTTCAAGCTGCAGCCCGGCGAGAGCGTCTTCGAATCCATTGAGCGCATGTGCCGCATGCGGGCGGTTCTGGCCATGTCCGACGGACATGGCGGCTTGCTCCTGTCCAGGGCTGGCACCGATCGCTGTGCGGAGGATCTGCGGGAAGGTAAGAACCTCCTCTCCGCATCAGCCCAGTACTCCATGAAGGATCGGCATTCTGAGTACATCGTGCTGGGCCAGAGCCCGAGCAAGGACGGGGACTCGGCGGATGTGGCCGCGCACCCCAAGGCGTCGGCCAGGGACGCCGGCGTCCCAAGGCACCGCCCGCTGGTCGTGATGGCCGAAGGGGCCTCGCACGGCCGCCTGGGTGATCGCGCGGAATGGGAGTCATCCGTCCGCGCCGGGAGAGCCCTGCGAGTGACCGCCAGCGTTCAGGGGTGGAGGCAGAACGATGGTTCCCTCTGGCCTATCAACCGTTTGGTTCGTGTGGTCAGCGAAACCCTGGGGCTGGATGACATTCTTCTGATCGCTTCAACGCGATTTTCCCTCGATGAGCGAGGGTCACGAACCGAGATGTCCCTTTCGCGTCCAGATGCCTACCGACTCCTGGAAGAACTGCCCAAGGGCAAGAAGGGGGCCGCCTCAGGGCTTCCTCCCGGAACGGAGGTCATAACCTCAGAGGATCAACTGAAATGAGCGATCTCATCAGGACCATCCGGAAGGCGACCTCAGATCTGCGCAACCGCATCCTGCTCATGGTGGCGCGCGGCGTGGTGCGGGCGATATCCGACGATGGAGGTCTGCAGAGGATGCAGGTCGCCCTGCTGGCCGACGAGCTGCGCGAGGGCGTCGAGCGGCTGCAGAACTACGGCCTCTCATCGCACCCTCATCCAGGAGCCACGGCTGGCGTCGCGTTCGTCGGCGGTAACAGGGATCACGGCCTGGTTATGGCGGTCGATGACCCCAGGTACAGGCCACAGGGGCTCGCCGAGGGCGAGGTGCAGGTCTACGCCTCCTTCGGGCAGTTCATGCACCTACGCGAAGACGGGGTGCTGCACATCAAGGCCCCGGCCGGAATCATCCTGGATACTCCTGGGGCTCTTGAGATGTGGGGCGGCACGGTCATGCGCCATGCCCAGGACTATGACGGCGTGGATGTGCATGGACTCGGCAGCAAGCTGCACTGGCGCGATGGCGAGTGGCAGGAGGAGAACTGGACAACCGGAGCGCAGATGCAAACGCCGATCGAGCATTCGGTGAACCCGCCGGCTATCCCCGGTGAAACGCGCGCGCCGGATTGGGTGATCTGATGGACATCGCGCTGCAGCTCGACGCCCAGGGGCGCTTTGACCTGGCCATCACGGACGGGGGGCTGGCTGTTGACCAGAGCTTGGCGACGGCTGTCGCTGTATCCCTTTTCTCTGACCGTAGGGCGCTGCCAGGTGAGACGTTGCCCGCCGGAGAGATATGGCGCAGGGGCTGGTGGGCGGGCGGGCTGACCTCGGCGGGGTTGGACACTTGGGGCTCCGGTCTTTGGCTTTTGTCGCGGGAAAAACAGACCGAGGAGGTCCGCCTGCGCGCTGAGGAATACGCCAAAGAGGCCCTGAAGTGGTTGATCGAGGACGGCATTGCCCAGGCGCTCACGGTCTCTGCTACGTGGCAGGGGCGCGGTGTTCTTGGTCTTGCGGTGGAGATACAGCGGGCCTCTGGCGTTGAAGCTTATACGTTTGAACGCGCCTGGTCTGTACAGGGGGTGTAAAGATGCCGTTTGCCAGGCCAACGCTTGATCAAATCCTTTCGCGTATCCAGGCGGATCTGGACAGCCGCCTTCCCGGCGCTGACGCCCGGCTTCGTCGGTCTGTTCTGGATGTGCTCGCCAAGGTACTCGCTGGAGGTCAGCATCAGCTTTATGGTTACCTGAACTGGATTTCCAGGCAGACGCTGCCCGACACAGCTGAATCCGAGCAGTTGGACCGCCACGCGGCCATCTGGGGCGTTACGCGGAAGGCCGCCACCTACGCATCAGGGACGGCCACCTTCAGCGGACAAAATGGGAGCGTTGTGCCCGTCGGCACTGAGTTGTTGCGTTCGGACGGCCTGCGGTACCTGACGCAAGCTGAAGGGCTGATTTCCGGTGGAACCGCCACGATTGCGATCGAATGTCTGGAGTCCGGCACAGCCGGAAACGGTGCAGGCGTCCAGGGTGGGCTGGTGTCCCCGATCGCGGGAGTGCAGTCGGCCGTGACGCTGAGCGCGGACGGTGGAGAAGCGCAGGAAGGAGACGAAGCGCTTCGGGGGCGCATCTTGCGCAGGATCCAGCAGCCGCCTCATGGCGGTGCGGCAGATGATTACGTCACATGGGCGTTGCAGGTGCCCGGAGTGACCCGCTCCTGGTGTCTTCCGCAGTGGATGGGGATTGGCACGGTCGGTCTCACCTTCGTGTGTGATCAGCAGACGCCGTCCATCATCCCCGATGCCTCAACGGTTGCCGAGGTGCAGGCGTGGATTGATGGGGACACGGTGCGCCCGGTCACCGCTGACGTGTATGTCTTCGCTCCCACGGCCAAGCCCCTGGACGTGACCATCAATGGCCTATCCCCGGATACGCCGAGCGTACGAGCGCAGATCGAAGCAGAGATCCAGGATCTCTTGACGCGAGAGGCTGCTCCTGGCGCGACGATCCTTCTATCGCACCTGCGCGAGGCTATTTCCATAGCCGCGGGTGAGAATGATCATGCGCTGACCGCGCCCTCCACCAACTTCATTTGCGCGCCGCATGAGATCGCCATCTTGGGCGTCATTACGTGGAGTTAACCATGCGAGCCGAGCAGGGTGATTATCTCAAGCTGCTGCAGGGGCTGATGCCTGCTGGGGTGGCTTGGACGGACGAACCGGATGCGATTCTGACACTCCTCCTGGCCGGTCTGGCTGAGGATCTGACGCGCGGCCATAATCGCGGCGCAGATGCCCGCGATGAGTCCGACCCCCGCAGTACCCTGGAGATGCTGCCCGACTGGGAGCGCGTCACCGGCCTTCCGGACGAATGCACCCTGGACGCCGACACGCTCCAGGAGCGCCGTGCCGCCGTGGTGGCCAAGCTGCGCAGCACCGGCGGGCAGTCCGTGGCTTACTTCCGGGACCTGGCCGAGAGCCTTGGATGCCAGGTCGTGATCGAGGAGTTCAAACCGTTCATCTGCGGGATCTCGCGCTGCGGCGACGTCCTCAATGGCGGCCATGAGGTCCGGTTGCACTGGCGCGTGCGCGTGCTCGGCCCGCGCGTGACCTATTTCCGGTGCGGGGCGAGCCGTGCTGGCGACAAGCTGCTGAAGATTTCCATCGCGGAAGATTTGGAATGCCAGTTGCGCCAGCGCAGCCCGGCCCACACTGAACTGATCGTATCCTATCAGGAGGTCTGATCCATGGAATACGTACCCCCGGTCGGCGCCGAGGCCGACGAACCCTACATCAACGGCAACCCGTCCCTCGGCATTGAGGGATCACCCGTCCCCGCCGCGGCGATCGAGCACCCCATGCGCGAGATCCTGGCCGTCATCGAGCGGGCCGGGTTGACTCCCAGCGCGGAGAACCTGGAACAGCTGGCGGACGCTATCGTGACGATGATCGCGGCAGCGCTTCCGCCCGCCGACCCCAACCTCCTGCGCCGCAACGTGCATGCGCGCCTGGAGGCGGCCTACACGTCCGCGGTCCGCACGGCCAATGCGTCTGGGAACATCACGGTTGACCTGAACACGCAGGAGGGGCTCCAGGTGCTGACCCTCACGGGCGCGGCGACGCTCGACGCACTGGTGGCCGATGGCGGCGGCACGGCCGTGATCTGGGTCGTGCCCGGGGGGCACGCCCTGAGCATCAACACCGCCAATTTCCGGGTCATCGACGACTCGAAACCCCTCTCGCTGACCCGGGAGATGATCCTGCAGCTGCAGTACCGGGGCACGGGCCGGTGCGACCTGGCGATACAGTACGCGGGGGTCTAGCAATGCTGATGCCCGCCCTCGTTCCGGCCCTGGGCCGGGAAATCAACCTGATCATCACCGCCTCGCAAAACAACCTCGATCTGCGCACGTGGATCATGGAGCACTCCCCCTGGGACGGCGCGGCGCAGGCCACGCTCATCGTGACCATCGCGGCTGGCGTGGTGGTCGGGTCCGCGTCCACCGGCGCGGCCGCCATGACCATCGCCAATTTCCCGGCGGGCGCGTCCCTCCGCCTGATCAACCTGGGCCGCATCCAGGGCGCGGGTGGCGCGGGCGGGGGCTCCGCGTCCACCGGCGGCGCGGGGGGACCCGCTTTGACCGTGTCCAGCCCCGTCACCATCGACAACGCGGCCGGGCAGATATGGGGCGGCGGCGGAGGCGGCGGCGGTGGGCGTCAGTACCAAATGAACTTGCCGACGAGCGTGTATATCGCCGGAGGCACTGGCGGCGGCGGCGCGGGCACGCAGCCTGGCTCGCCGAACGGGTCGACCACAAGCGGCGGCGCTGGCGGCGCTGGAACGACCGGACAGGTGTACGTGGATGACGGCTCGTCCGGGGGGTATTACGACCAGTATGCGGGCGGTACGGGCGGCGCGGGCGGTGGCCCCGGGCAGGCGGGCGGATCGGGCACGACTGGCGACCCCCCGGAGGGCAACAACGTTACGGCCACGCAAACCGGTCCCGGAGGCGGCGGCGCGGCGGGGTACTTCATCACAGGCAACACACACATCACGTGGCTGGCCACCGGCGACCGCCGCGGCCAGGCAGCATAGGAGGCGACATGCAACACTGGTACAATCGAGAGTCCGGCGAGGTCCTGTCGTGGCCGCGCATGGCTGGCATCCTCGTGGGGGATTTGCTCTACCCGGCAGACATCCTGGTCGCGTGGACCCAGGAGGCGCTGGCGGCCATCGGTCTCGTCCCCTACCGTGAGGAGGGGCCGCCCGAAGGGCAACAGGCCACGGCCTGGGAGCTGGCGGACGACGGCACGGAGGCGGTGCGCCGGGCCATCGCCTGGGAGCCGATCCCGGAGCCACAGCCCGCACCCTCGCCCGTGCTCTCGGCCAACGAGTTCGTGCGACGCTTCACGGCCGAGGAGCAGGCCGCCATCTGGGCCAGCGCAAATCCCCAGGTCGTGATGCTGCGCAACCTCGTGCTCTCGGCCCGCGAGGGAATCCGCCTGGACGATTCAGAGACGCTCGGCGGCATGGCGCTGCTGGTGGCCGAGGAGCTGCTCACGCAGGCGCGGGCGGACGAGATTCTGGCTTAG